TCACTCCTCAAAACCGGGGATATAGGGATTTGCATTATTGCCACGGGCAATACGGACAACGCGACGCCAGTTTCTGCGCATCATCAGGTATTTGAAAGCGTCACTGAAATTGGTAGAAAACATGGGAAGTTTCTTCGGGGCAAGCTTTTCACTCTTCTTGATCTTGAACACCACCTTGGTTTCACCCTTATAGCGGATGCCGGCTGGGGCTTTCTCAACGCTGCTGACCATTTCACGGCAATTCACCGCATCAACCAGCAATCGGGGCAATTGCCCATTCTCTCCCTTCATCAACTCCTGCATGAATCCGTATTCCTCCGACTGGGGGATGATACTCTGTCTGCGGCTCATCAGAATGACGGTCCATCCGGTCCGCCGGCCATCGGCATCCTTCTCTATGGCATCCTTTATCTTCCTGGCATAATCCTCCCCCTGTCTTTCAAAATTATTGCCGGCCCGGTCATAATACAACGACAGTTCCTTACATTCATGTGAAGCAAAGAAATCCAAGAACTGGTCAGCCAGCTCACGGAACCATCCGGGAGGTATCTCGAAAAAGTTTTTGTGGCATCGGTAATACGCTCCGTCTTCCTGCCCAATCACGAATGAAAGCATGTTGCCGAAGTCCATGCCGCCATCCAAAGGCTCGTCATGCCGCAGATAGCGCAACTCCCGACTATTTTCCGCCGGCTCCCCTCCAGGACTCCCGTCATAATACTTATGCCTTTGCCCGAATAATACATAGAAGCGGACATCACGCCGGAGACCGGGCCGCATACCCAGCACCGACTTGCAGAACTCATGCAGTTCAAGAGTACCTTGATATAAGTTTCGTATATATTCTGGGGTCAGGATATCAACATTGACCAGGGAGGATGCGTTAAGAAAAAAGGTTTGTCCGCGGCGCAATTTGCGCAAGGCCCGATCATAATAATCTATTTTCCTTTCCAGACGCGCCAGCACGGAGTGACTGGGATTGTCTTTCTTCTGCTCGCGCAGTTGCTTCAACAGCAGCCCGTTCCGTTCAAAAGCCGCCTGTACAATCAGAATTATACGGTCTGGATCCATATTGGGTGCATAACGGAAATACCAGTCATATTCCCCCTCGTTGACATCCGGCATATCAGTGGTGATCGTCAGACCAAGAAACAGATGCGATGCCCCGTAAGTGAGAGAATCGCCACGTAGAACAGGCATGGCACGGTTCACCTTCTCGTCCTTGTCATATTTTGACTCGTCATAAAACAGATGGACCACCGATTTGCCGGCAAGCAGTGAAGGGTTATCCAGCGAACCCATAAAAATAACACTGCCATTCCAGAAGGAATAGCAGTTCCGGTAATCATTGACAATTATGGAGCATTTCGCCTTCCAGGAGGCTGGCGGTTCCTTTCCACGGATATAATGCACCCCCTCGTACAGCCCCATCATTTCCCATCCCTTCTGTACGGCGGGCATGATGTTGTCCTTCAGATTGGCATAAGTGTTGGCGACAAAAGCGAAAGGCGCACCGGGCATTTCCCAGATACACCTGTATGAACGTCTGGACTGTATGACCGTACTCTTGGACATACCACGCCCGGCTATGACAACCAGAATGGTCGTATCCACGAAATCGGTCAGCATCTGGACATTATGGCTGAATTTTACATCCACATCCTCATCATTCGCTATCTTCCTCGCTAAATTCCTCGATATCATAAATCATACGTTTTTTCAAATCAAACTTTTTTATCCGTGCGTCCTCTTTCAGATTATCACGCACAGCAATAGGTATCTCCGGTATCGAGTCGATGAAACCCTCCAGTTCCTTTCTATCAATGGCGGGAACGCCCAGATCCTCACGGCTGGCCGTATAGATATCAACCTTTTTCTGGTTTAGAAGCTCTTCCGGTATCTCCGCCTGTTCCTTCCTGAAGCATCTGCGGTATTCACCGGCAAGTTTCAACAAGGCCCTTGCCTCCTTGATCTTGCCGGCCAGGAAAGCGGCGTCCGCCCACTTCTCGGCACGCTCGGCATACAGGGCAGCAAACGCCTCCGGACGGATGTTGTCTTGGGTATAGAAAAAATTGATGCTGTCATTATACACCTGCCGGGCCATCCAGTCAGACAGGCTGTACGGTTCCGACTTCAGCAGCCTGATTATTCCTGCCTTTGTCACCATCCTGCCATTAGTGAAACGCATCCTGGCACGCAGACCACGTACCATCTCCATTAGAGAGAAATACTCCCTCTCTTCCGGACGCAAAGAATCCAGCGTTCCGGTGGAAAGAATGCGCTGGATCTGATTCAGATCAACCTTTTCAAAGTCCACTCTTGAAGGTCTGACCGGCAATTCACTCATATTCATCCATATCTTTTAACAGATTCTCAAACAAACGGCGTTCCTGGATCTCCGTTAGCAGCTTAACGGCATCAATATTCCCGTCCTCAGCTGCTTCGTGCAGCTTTATCTCGGGAGCGGCCCGTGAGACAAGCACGCCTTCACGGATCAGCCCTCGAATGGTGGTTCCTGGAATACCGGCGTCATATACAAAAAGAAAGCATTCAGAAGCGTCAAGGCCAAGATAGGCGGCAATATCCTCCGGCGCATAACCTAAAGAGGCCATGCGGCGAACATCATTTTTTTGCTCTCCAGTTAGAGCCAGGCTGTCAGGGGGAATATCATTCATAAGATAATTTGTTCAAACATTCTTCTAGGTACGCCAACTCGCATTTTTTTGCAGACAGTAAATGGGCAAACTCGCCACGGTCACAAGGGTGGGAGAAACGCTCCATTTTCAGGAGTAGCCCATTGATCCCGTCCTCCAGCGTCCCCTTCCGAAATATCAGTTTTTTTTTCTGTTTTCCAGTTCCTTCTCGGCGGCCGATTTCATAGATTCCCATTTATCCACTGCCGCCAATGCCTTCGCACGTTCCTCCTCACCTTCAACGGTTTCAAGCTTCTTCTTCCATTTGGACACGTTGCTGGCCGCATTCTTACGGATATTCATCACCTCAAGATCACTTTTGTTGGAAAGCTCGTCAGAAGCTAGATAGACGGCAATACGGGGATGTTTCCCGAGCAGCACATGATTGTCACGGTAATATTCCAACTCCTCCCAGATACTCCGGTCCTCCAGGTAATTCTCCACAGTTGTTTTGGCTATGGCAAACGCCTGTTCCAGCTCAACGTCATCCGGCAGTTCCCCCAGTTCCCTGAAAGTTTTTAGATAAAGGTCATAGGCCGTGAACATATCGGCAACCAGTATTTTCAGTACATCCGGACAATCCGGAGAGTTGAGGAAGGGGAAACGGTCACGGAAACGGATCACATTTTCCACAACCGGGGTGACAGGAACATTCACTGCGGTTTTCTCAGCCTTGATCTCTTCCACCACTATAGAAGCTGAAGATATGTGGGGAGAGTCCACTGCCTTCCGTTGCATTGTCCTGAAAGCCGTTTCCGAAATTCCGGCAAGCTTGCGCAGTTCCTCCATCAAGGTGGCACGAAGCAGGTCTGTTTCGGCATTCCGCCGGAAAGAGGCTTTCAGCATCAGATTAAGCCCGTACTCCTCGTACAAAGCAATCCCCTCACGATACGGACGGGGACCGCTCAGATAAGCAATAATTTTTTCTTTCATACGATAAAATTTACAATGTACCATACAAAGAAAAAGCCCGGCAATTGCCGGGCAAAAGACAGGTCGAATAAAAACAGCTTTCAATAAGAAAGTCTGAGTGAACCTATTTTTTGAGAAATGTCTTGCAGCGCATGATTGAATCTGTCCAACTCCTCTTTCAGTTCCCCATGGATGTGGTGAACACTGTTAATACTATATTGCCGCATCTGATCAAAACTGCGCCACCTCGTAATACTTGAAGAAATAATACAATGCCACCTTATGCCATTTGGTCAGGTCCTTGTCTCCGGAAAGTATGGACGATACCGTACATTTGTCAATCCCGGTATAATTACTCAGGTGCTTGGCCTTCAGCCCTAATTTTTCCATACGTTTCCTGACCCATTCGACAGTAATGCCGTCAATATCCTTGCGGTCAAAATTAACAGCGGAAACTGTCAGTTTCCAGTCTTCCGGAATCTCACCTTTAAACATTTCCCGGACACGTTCGTGAAGTTCCTTTTTGGAAAGGAACTGTCCATTCACCAGATCCTTCTGCTCCGCACGGACAATCAGACGGCCTTCGGAGAAGGAAACAATTTCAATTACAATATGCGCCATACGTGCATACTGTCTGGCAAACTCATCAAGTCTCTTTTTAACCTCTGGAGAAAGAGGAAGTAAATCCAAATTTTTCATACTGCATCAATTTACGATTGATTATCGGAATATTTGTTTTTAATCTGTAAAAGGAAGGGCCGAAGCCCTTCCCGTCACAATTTGACAAGTCTTAAATGCGTCAGGTCGAAAATCGCGATCTGCCTGTTTTCACGTCCGAAGCGCTTGGCTGCTTCCAGATCTGTGAAAATCCGGATGCTGTCGAAATAAAACTGTCCGTTTTCTTCATTCAGCCATCCGCCGACTTTCCTTTCGTGCTCTAAAGCATGGTTAAGAACTCTTCTCAGACCATCTTCCCCGAAACTGTCCTGAGTTTCAAGATAAGCGACTGAGATGCCTTTTGTGACCTTTTTTAAGGTTGTAAGGTCAACCGTGAACCCTTCCGGGTTCTGTCTTGCTATCTCCTGGATAGCCTTGAACAATTGTTCCATAATTAAAAGAACTTATGCGGACGTCACCCGCGTTTGTTATGACACTGCAAATATACGAAAAAGTTTGTTACTAGCAAACTTTTTCGTGTATTTGAATAATAAAAAAAAGCGGAACCGAAGCCCCGCTTTCCTGAAATAATGAAACCTCACTAAAATAAGAATATGACTTATGCCTGATAACGGCTCTGCTCAATCCATGTACATGTACCGGAACCGGATTCAAAAGCCTGAAGGGTTATCTGGCTGCCCGGACTAGCGGTGAAGGTTTCTCCGCCACGCAGCAGGAACTGGCCGCCGTGAGCAATTGTCGGAGCCACGCCTGACGCTACACCCAGCAGGGTCATCACTGCACCATGCCGTCCGCCGGTCACTTTATTTATTTCCGCTTCACCACCCTGAAGCTGATATTGCCCTTCCGCCGTAAACGGGATGGTAGTGGCAGACGCGCTCACACTCGCCACCGGTTCTTCCGAAGGAACAGTACCCTTATAAATGGCGATGTCATCCCCTTTACTGATCTGGGTAAAAGTGAATTCAGAGGAGTTGGCATCCTTGTTACCGGTATAATTGACTCCCATCTGCATGGGATTGCAGGGAGAACCGAACAAATCCTTGTCCTGACCGTCACAGTAGCTCATTATCACGATACATTTCCGACCGAGCCAGTTGGTCTTGAACTCACGGACCGCCTGCTTGTTTCCCGGATGGTTCCCCTTGACCGTAGGGGTGAAACCAAGTGCGTCAGGATCTCCGTCTGTATTGCTTGTAACCTCCACGGTACCGGGAGTGAAATAGATGTCAGTAGAATAACATCCAGGCTTCAATTGTATGTTCTCGGTCATCAACACACCGGCCGAGTCACGTGCCGGGAACACCAGAATATCATCCACATCAATGATACTCATCATGTCGCGCGGGTTGATCCCTTTACCCGGATTACCTTCCGGGCGCTTCACTGCTCTTTTAACGTATGCCATAATTATAACAATTTAAAATGAATAACAGGGGCGGATTACTCCGCCCGTAAATTTAACCACGTGCCACCTCATAGAATTTGCCACCTGCATAAGTCAGCATGATAAATTTGCCGGCGCTGAGCGTCATGGCATCAGTCAGGACAAAATTACCACTATTAGCGATAGTGGACGCATTCGTATTCCCGGCCCCGTGAATGGTATACACCTCACCTTCCACTGCATCTGTGAAATTCGTGATGGCCGTCGCTTTGGTATTGGTTCCCGTTACGAACACCGTGGCACCCGCCAAGGATGGAGTGGTTGCATCGTTGGCGAACTGTAATGCACCGGAAGCTGCCGTATCACGTCCGATTTCGATGAATTTCCCGTCAGAACGTTTCATCAGACGTATGGTGTCCCCTTTCTTCGGTATCCAGTCGGCACTGATCAAGCTGAACTTATCGGATTTGGTGATCTTTACCCCCTTGTCCTCGCTGCCACACTTGATGGTGACAATTTTACCTACTTCGGCGTTCTCAATATCCGTAATGGTGAACAGGCTGGTGTTGGCCACGGTCTGTACACTGGTATGCAGGGCTACGTTCGGGTTTTTGTCCTTCTCCCCGTCAATGAAGGAAGATGCAGGCCGGTCATACTCGTTACAGAAGATCATCTGGCGGCTGCCGTCCATATCCTCTTTTTTCGTATATTTGAAACCTACCGCACGCGCCCAGATGGATTCCTTCCACAAGGACCATACCTTAAGCGTCCAGTCCTGTTGTTCCAAGCTGAAATTTGTCATTTCACCGGCCACATGCTCGAAGCATTTGATATTGCCCTCCATCGTCCAGAAAATACGCTGGTGATTGTCTGCGTTCGGAATCGGAATCAGCTTCACAGCCGGATATTCCTTAACGTACATCATATTGGCCTTGTAATCCTGGTTCACACCATAGTGCAGCTCGTTGTACTTGTGATACCATACTACCATATAGCTGGGAAGATACAGGGCCAGCTGCCCGCTGTCACGGTACACGGCAGGAATCATTCCCGTACCCTGGAACAGTTTCTCACCGATATTGGCTTCCGTGATCTCACCCAGCACAAACGGCTTGATCTGGTAAACGGTCTTCCCGTTATTAATGTCAATGAAACCGTCAACCTTCTTTCTCAGCCATTCATACAGCCCGTCGGCCGCTTCCATGGCGCGTCCCGGCTTGTTAAGGTCAGGATCCTTGCGCACGCCATTGATACGGCGCAGCTCACGCTCGTTATGCAACTTCTTGGCTGTTTCCGCCAGAATGTATTCAATGAATGACCATTTGATCGCTTGTGATCCTTCCTTGTTGAGAGAGCCGATCCAGGTTTTTTCCAGCTGCTTCAGGTCACGGAACTTATGGGCGAACATGACACTGAACATACGCAATGTCTCGTTGTCGAACTCATATTCACCTTTGGTCACATTGTCGAAATCACTGGAGGTGTTGTCAGCCTGCGAGAACTCACCCAGCCAAATGTTGACCAGAGTGGCCAGATCCTGATATCCGCTCTCCACCGGGAAGATGCTCTCGATACTGGGGAGCTTGGTCAGGAATGACTGCAAACGGTCCTGCCAGCGGATGCGGTAGAACGCACCAAGGTCCTCCTTCAGACGGCCGTAATCCACGGAACTTTCCGCACGGACCTGAATATTGATTCCCTGACTTGCGAGCAGAGCGGCACGGGCACGCATGTTATACGGACGATCCAGCGCGAACATCTCACCCTGCATACCTCCAAGCTGCTTGTCATCATCCAGGTTGAAGGCACCGGCACCCGTATTTTGTTTCAGACCGGCACCCGCACCATGGTCCGGCTCCGGCAATGCGCTCAGTACCGAAATCTTCTGCTTCAGCTCCGCTATTTCGGTATCTTTCCGGGTGATGGCCTGCGTCTTTTCCCCGTCTGTCTTTCTTATTGCATCCAACTGCTCCTGCAAGGAAGCCATTTCGGATACTTTCTGCGCCAGCAGACCACGAATCAGCGCCTCTCCCGAGTTCTCAACAGGACCGGCCTGCTGTTCCTCATCCTTAAAACCATTTTTCAACGCTTCCCCGAAAGGAGTTATGAACTTCTCATCGAAGCCAAGTTCTTTCAGCTTGGCTACATCATCGGCATCGAGGATATCCTTGTCCTCAGCCTTCTTCCACTCTTTCAGCCCCAGCAATCCAAGGATTGCGCCGGCAAAGGTGGACATTTTAGAATACTTTCCCATAAAAATAAAAATTTAAAAGATTTGATTTGTCTTGTTGATGACGGACTGCGCCAGAATCCAGCGCGCAGCTCCCTCCAAAGTGTTATAACCGTCCGCCAGTCCTTCCCTGACCGCTTCATCACCCATAAAGGTCGCCCCGCGGAACACGGGGGAGTCCTTGTCATAAGCGATGGAAAGGTTCTCCGAAACGGTCCGGCAGAACATCATGTGCAGTTTTGACAGCTTTTCCTTATAAGGTTCCTCGTTATTGTTTTCCGCAATCTCCCGGTGTTCCCTGTTTTTCAAGTCGGCCGAATCCGGGTAAATCTCCCGATAATCGATTCCTTCTTTTTTCAAGGCCTCCTTGGCATTATAATAGGTACCCACAACACCGATACTACCCACCTCGCACATCAACGAGCCAAGAAAGCGCTTGTCTGCGGCTGATGCCAGCCAAAAATGTGCGGAAGCACAAGCTCCGGCAATGTAAGCGACTACGGGTTTGGGACATTCGGATATCATTTTTGACGCATTGTCCAGACCGGTAATCATTCCCCCCGGTCCATTTATCCACAAAATGATGCCTGCAATACGGTCATTAGCTGCCGCCTGTGCAATATATTCCTGAAGGCGGAACGTCTCCCAGGCATAGAGCGTCCCTTCCAGCACAATAACGGCAACCGAATCGGAAGGAAGACCGCTGTCTTCCAAATTCCACCGCCCCACAAAATTCAGATCCGATGCGTATGCGGTCACGGTATCTTTTTCAAAAAATGCCTCTACCTCCTTAAAATTGCCGGAATGTATTGAAGGAAGGATCAGTGAGACCAGATTGTAATAATCCTCTCTAGCCATGGCCCATTTTTCATTGAATATTAACTGAATACGATTCATCCGTTCTTTTTTCCTGCAAAATAAAGAACAGATCCATCCATGAACAAGGACACGGAGAAGCGGTCATCACACCCGGTCATGAAAAGACCGTTTTTCCACATAAAAACACCTCCAAAAAGGACATGGAAAGGACAAAAAGACACGCTACGTCACATAAAATTATCTGTGTTTATATTCCCGAACGGAGGTTTTACGGCGCATCTTCCGCCGCCAGCGCTGGTAATCTTTCAGAAGTGCTTCCACGCTCAGACTCTCAATGCAATACTTCCGGAGAAAGTACCAGGCCGAATTGATGTAGTCTATACCATAGACATGTTTGTTTTCATCAAACAGGTCATGAAGCTCCGCACGCATCATTGTGTTTATCTTCCTGGAAAGTATTTTGGCTCCCCTCTCGCCTATATAATTATAGGTAGCCAAAGGTTTGCCACCCGGAAGGTGTGCCTCTCGGCGCTCCGGCAATACAAGCTCCAGATTTCCGCTATCCACAGGGCATCCGGTAGGACGTTTCTGCAAAAGATCATAGACGAAATGGTACAAATCAAGATCTGAAGGCAGGCGGACTACCTTGCTGTCCGGGGTTCCATACTTGCCTATTAGATATTCGGCTAAATAATTTTCTATCGTTATCTTCGTGGTAATCATATACTTATGTGTTTATACAAAAGTAATGATTTAAATTGAGATAGTCAAAGAACAACCGGCTAAAGATGGACCGGCTTCCAAAAGAATCATGAAGGCCGTTGCAATACCCCTTGAAAAACAAAGGGGGGATTTTCGTGCAACCGTACGATCTGATGATTAATGTTATTGTAATATATTGAATATCAATATATTGTACACTGCACAATTCGCGCACGATTTTCGTACGAAATGTAAAACCACGCACAAAAAGCCATAAAATACGTTTTTGGACAAATCGAACGGAATCGTGCAAAAATCGTGCAGACATAAATATTTATATATCAATATATTATAATCAAAAAAAACGCAGTTGCACGATTGCACGAAAATTTCTTCATTTTTTATAAGGGTATATTTTTTAAAAGTTAAAAAATAAAAAAAAGAATATATAGGTCGCCCGTTTTCGAACAGATCGCACGATTGTCCAAAATGTTTTTTCTGGGGAAAAAGGGGTATGAGGGGAAACAAAAAAGTCCGGAAAACCGGACTTTTAAACTATATGTCTTCAGGATAAAATGCCTGCGTTATGAATTCGTATTCCCGGGGGAGCGACCGCACGCCCACAATAACACACAAGCCTCTGGCAGCCATTTCATAGAGCCTCTGGTTGGTCACAGGGGAGTTCCTGAAGTTATACTGGGCGCACATCACGAAATAAGCCGTGGACAGGTCACAGGAATAAAGATCCTCCTGTATCAGCTTGGCCGCATCACTAGGTATCAGGGCAAAGCCCAGCCTGACCGCAAGCCTTGAAATCATCTGTCTGCGTGTCCGGACATCAGGACATACCGCCACAAAAATTTTATTCTCTTTTTTCAGCATATTGCTTCCTTTTTATTTGCATATCTCACTAAAAATCACTAACTTTACAATGATATAAATTGGGATATATCATACATTTCTATCCGAGTAGAAATGCCTGTAAGGGACCGCAGGCCGCCAGGCCGGACAACGCCGGATCTCACTCCTGTCATCAGAAAACTCCAGCAATGCGTCATTAATGCTTTTGTGGAACAGCTCCTCTATGATACACATTTCGGCCACATCCATGAACAGTTCCAAAGAGCGGGCTGTGCAGTGCTCGGATACAATGATGGATCCTCCCTCGGGAATCCGGAGCAATAACTCCGTCACCCGGTCATAAAACCTTTTGAAACGGCCCGGATCACGCCCGGCCAGAGGCATTACCTTTCCCAATATTTCCTGATAACTTCGTGCCATGTCAGTAGTCTAGTCTCAAATTTCCCGGAAGATCAGGATCCAAGGGATCTTCTCCCGGTTGTATGATCTCCTTGCCGGTACCGACCGTGAAATACTCCACTCCGCCGGACTTGTCATCCACGACAGGACGTCCGTCCTTATCGACCTGATAGGGGAGTCCGGTCTTGCTGTCATATTTCTGGGGGTTAAACACAAAACCTTTCCATTTGCAATACATGACGAATTTTTTCTTGAATGAGGCAGGGGTATTATATTTCCGCTGGGCCGGATCATACAAGCACAAGGCGTCGAACAGCTCCTTCTTCACCAGGCGGCAACCGATATGCTCCGGTGCAGAGAAATACTCGTCAGCCCAGGAAATGAAGGTTTCCCCGATCTCCTGCCGCAGTTTGCGCTCCTCAAGCCGTTCTCCAGGAGCTTGGACCACGCCGAACGTCAGATATAGTTGGATACAGTTGGCCAGCAGGTTCCAGCACAGGTTCCACTGGTCAAAATCCCACTCGGTAAAGAACAACGCTCCGAAATCGTCAACCGGTTTGTGGCTTTCATTATAAAAATCGGAAAAGGCCAACAGCCACTGACGATCCGTGAAAGAGGAGCCGGTTCCGCGGATGGCATGGTTCGTGGCAATATAGATTTTGGGAGACTGCGAGAACGACAGCGTGATACGCCGCCCTCCCTTATAGTTAACACTCCAATCCCCGGTAATGTTCGGAAACAGAAACTCGAAGTTGAAGTTCTGAAGCACATCATCAATAAACACCAGCTTGGTTTTCTCCATCACGTCATTCCATACAAACTGGTCTTTGAAGATGTCGGAGTTCTTTCCAGGAATATAGGCTATAGGCATGACGTTCCTCATGAGTTCCCCTATAAGGGACTTTCCGGAACGCCCGTTTGACTCGCCGACCTCCGACTGCTTTCCATCCATACCGATCACCGCACGCGCCACATTGGAATCCTTCGCTTCCATCAGCATGTACCCGATGGCGCACAGTTTGGAAAGCAGATGGATATGGTTCTCGTTCTCCTCCTCGGGAGTCACCTCACCGCTTTTCTTCCTCCATGTGAAATTGCTGGCATTGATCAGGAATTGCAGATAATGGCAGCGGTGTCCGTCTTCGGTCAGCTCATAGGAATACGTATCAGCGTCCTTCCTGAAGGTGACAAGCTGTTTTCCCAGATATTTGGCCGGATAGTCACGTCTCTGCTCCTCCCAGATATGATGTGAGATATTTTCATAGCCCATTTCCTTTACGCTGTCACGGGTGACCAGCCAGCACGATTTATCGAAATAGAAATACTGGCCGTCCCGGGAAGGCTTAATGAAATCGGGCTGTATGTACTCCAGCAGTGATAGCTTGTCCGGTCCCACATACTGCGACACCCCCTTGATCAGCATCTCGTTCACTCCCACGCAGCAATTATGCTTGGCGAACTGGAACAGGTAGTCCCGGACGTCGCTCGCCTCCAAGGACCTAACCAAAGGAGGTTCCAGATGGATGAACAAGAAACTCTTGTCCTGTCTTCTCAGGCGCCCAAAACCACGGTTCTGTAAAAAGTTCTGGGAATTCACGTAACAAAACTCATAATCCGATCTTTCGTTATCTTTCCCCTCATTTCTCTTGACCACACGCCAGAACTGCTCGTCCGCGTCAAAGGGCTGAGCCGATACGACCTTGCCATCCTCATCGAATTTCCAGCGGTAACGGTTGAAAAGGAATTCCGGAAGATTCTTCAGCAGATCCTTGTGGCGCTCAGCAAACGCCTCATGGGAGTGAAGACACCAAAGCTCCATCAGCCTGTGGTCAGTGAAACCGGTAATTTTAAACATCTCTACATACTGGCCGGAACCCTTCTTATCATTACAGGCATAATCAAAATCCGCGGCCAGCTCGTCCTCTTTTCCCAAAAGAGTATTGGCCAGCAGGTCATCAAGCCCCTTGTCCCCTGCATCATTTTTGCGGATATGCCCTACAAATATCTCCAGATAGATGTCACGGTTCTTCAGACTACGCATATACTCCTTGAAATTCCTAGCAGCGGAATAAAAGTTCCTGGGACGTATCTCAACCGGATCGTTTATCTTGATATTACTTGAGATATCATCCCAGTCCGAATCAAAAACAAATGCCACCTCCCTGACCTGGCAACCGGTGACAATCCTGACGAAATCCTCCGGTAGCGAGCCATTATTTCCCAGATTCTGTATCCCTGACACGGCAATGGACGGGATGCCATGCTTGCACGCCTTCTCCGCTTTCTTCTCGCCCTCTTGGATATACAGGCGGTCTATCCTCGTACCGCTCTTGAAGGCGGTGCGTATCTTTTCCGGAATATATATAGGAGTACCGGACCCCCGCGGCGATTTGTATTTGAAAGGCTTCCCATCCTTGTCCAAATGCATTTCCGGGAACTGCCAACGAATGCGGTAGTATTCCTTCATCTCCCCGGCCGCCCTGCGCTTGTTATCCTTCTGGACATAACGGACAGGAAGACCGTCCAGATCATAATATTCTATGATGACATCATCCCCCTTGGCCGTCAGCATTCCCCGCTCATCAATCGTTCCCGGTTTGAAAGTACGGCACTGGAACACGGATTTCGTATCATCGGTCTTGTACACACTGGCGGTCACATCCTCGAAAGTCAGTCCCGAGGCGGCCAGCATTCGGGCGCAATAAGAACCCGTATCCAGCCCTTTGGCAGCCTTGCTTCCCTTCTTCATCTTCTGGACCGGTTTCCCAGCCGGTTTGTCCGGATGGGGGTCCAGCAGCACACAGAACTTCTTGGCAAGGTATTCTAACGCATCTGTATAACCGTATCCTTCGATATTCATCAGATACGACACGGCACCCTCTCCGCCAATCTGGCAGGAGAAGCACTTGAACAGATTCTTGCCGGGGCTGACCGTGAATTTCTTCGCGCTTCTGCACTTGGGGCATTCGCAAACATAATCCTTGCCGGATTTTCTCAGTTCCCGGAAATCCTGCACAACGTCAAGCAACCTGCCGTCCGACGCTGATTTTATCCTTAATATTTCGTTTTCATTAAAATACATAACAAATAATTATATAAATAAGCCGCAACTTCATAAGACAACACAAAATTACCGGATTGCAGCAACCCGGAATGGACCGGAAATGATGATGTTCCCGGAACACTTTGCACCTTTCAATTCATTGACATCTTGTCCCGGTTTACTGTTTTAGTCCTTTCGTACTCCAGCAGAGCGGACGTCACCGCCTTCCGAAAGTTCTCATTCACAGCTATTGCACCATAAAGCAGCCTATGTAGTCTTGCCCCCTTACAACTGGAACCATGTCCGGCAAATATCTCATAACCCTCCCCTGTATTCTCTTCTGACATTATTGTACAGGAAACATGTAAACCGATCTCCTTACTTTGTTCCAGTATAAAGGAGAGAAAAGCCTTTATTTCAGTTTGTTTATTCTTGGAATTCATAATCTTATATCTAGTGTATTCATTTTTAATCTTTATTTCCTTTCTTCAAACATCCACTCTGACCATGACCACATATATAGCTCACGTGTACCACTTCCTTCATTATCTGTTAAAATATATCTTCCGTTTTCACTAATATGTCTTACAGTAAGTTCTTCACCACAATGCTTTTGCATATTATAGCAAAATACATTCGTATCATTGTCGCTTAGTACCAAACCAAAACTATCTTTATTCTGATTATACCACTCTATAGATTTGATACGAACTTTATCGCCAATCTTATATTTACTCATAATTTTCTTATTTTAAAATTTCATCAATAGATGATAAAACACTCTCCAGTCTTTCCAACTGCTCAGAGTATTTCATAAGAAGATTTTCTTCTCTTTCCGTAGCCTCCCCTCCATTGTGAATATCATTATACTTTTCGTATTTTGATTTTACACTCTTATATGCTTTCTGAAAGAACGGAAGCAATATCTTACATTCCTCTTTGGTCATACAGACCGTTATCTCGTATGGAGATGAATACGATCTTCTTGTGCTATCTATGTAACTCATATCTGTTCCGTTATTAATTACCAATCTTCCAGTTCATCTAAAGAGTACGTATCAGCACTCATTGTTTCATTAATAAATATCTCTTCCTCAATGCAATCTACACATCGTCCATCTCCTTTTAAGATTTCATCCGAAATTTCATTACAACATCTACATTTCCCGTGCTCCAATTCGTCCGAGAAGTAAGTCGTTTCTGTTATCATAATTTAATACCTTTCTATCTTATTATGATTCTGATAAATATTTTATTAAACTCTCCTTATCTCTAAAAAGTCTTTTCCCCCATTGTGGATAATTGTTTCTGGGCACACTAAGTCCATCTGACAGCTTATAAACCATAAGAAAACTATCATCAGCATAGGATATTTCGATAATTATTTTGCTTATAGTCGTATGGATAATGTTATCACCGTTCAGATAGCATACGCTATCTCCTACGTTAAATTCAGTATCTATATTCATTTCTTTATTTTTATGAATTAAAAAGCTCATCCATATCTTGATAATCTATGCAGTTTATAGGGATATATAAATCAGGGTCATCTAATTTGATGTCAGGTCCCCAACATTCTAGTTGTTTTGCGCAATCAGCACAGAAATATTCTTCATCTTCCATTTTATTCCTTTCTTTCTTTAATATTAATCATCTTCAACGAAAGTGTTAGTCGTGTTTATCACACCAGCAGAATCAACGCTCTTACCATCCCGGATAAACACTTTTTCTCGCATTAACTCTTCATAGTCATATCGTGACATTCCGATTACACACACACGACCATCAACATACAATTTACATTTCATTAATTCAGTTTCTTCTATCGGACCGATAACATCTATTTGAATTGTTCTTTTATTCATAATTCATTCCTTTCTATTTAGTTTCGAATCAAACTAGACCAGCCCACTCCACTCATTAATCGTAGCATTCAAAGCCCCCATAACAAGCATCTTGTCACTTTCGTCATACTCCATAAGCACCTCCACTGTCCGGTCACCATTACAATCGTATTCCCTTCCTGTCTGAATATTGACAGGAAGACCGTTCTCGTGGACTGCTTCAAGCCATGCCTCAAGCAATCCTTTATTCATTTCTATTTTAGCACTTTTCATAATTTCTTTCTTTAGCAATAACAGACGATCCATTCTTCTTTATACCAATCTCGTCCAACACCAATACATCAGGATATTTTGTCACCCATTCCGGGAAATAATTTGTTGTCAGAACAACTGTAAAATCTCCTTGAAAATAATCCCCTCTGACCAACGCCTCGTAATACTGTAACTGCCATTCCGGGATGTCATCAAACACCATTACATCAACATTTGTATCAATATGTTCCAAGAAACTTTTAAGACTTGATGATCTGACATCATAAAAAACACTACGCTTGTTTTCGCACATTTGAAGTGCCAACTGAGTTTTTCCACACCGAGGAGCTCCTACTAATAATATTGCTTTCATATCATTCACAATTAAGTTTATCACATTCTTCTGGAAAAAGTTCTTCAAGAGGTTTGCCTAAATACTCAGCAATAATTTTCTTCTTTACCAACGGAGGTTCTGTCTTACCTGCAACCCAATTGTACACACTAATAGTTGATGAACACGTTAACTCAGCTATCTTTTTAATTTCTTCCACTTTCAAATTGGGAAGACTATTCACATACTCACTAAACAGCATATCTATTAATATTTTAAAGATTTATAATTCTGTTTACCGTTTAATTATTATATTTACAATGAAAATTTATCTTTCACAATGCAAATATAGAGATTTTTTCAATAAACTCAATATAGAATGTAGAATTTATTTCAAATAATTGTATGAGAATAATAGATCAGTTAGATAAATACATGAGCTTTAAAGGAATAAACGACAATCAAGTTACAAAAAAGTGTGGCTTGTCTGTGGGCTTATTAGGTAAAGCGCGGAAAGGAGAAAGTGATTTAGGCAAAAAAGCAGTAGATAAAATATTGAATTTTTATCAAGATATAAATAGAACTTGGCTTCTTACAGGAGAAGGGAATATGCTACAAGACTGCATGATTAAAAAAGAATTTCCTAGTACAGAAAAGATTGAAGTTTCAGCTGAAGCTTGGAACGTTATCAAACAACAAGCAGAAAGCCTAGCCAAGCAATCTGAAATATTAGCTTCAAAAGAAAAGCAAGTAGAAGAGTTAATCTCCCTTTTGAAAAAAGTCAATGTCCCAATGGATGGCAATGTCAAATGTGCCGCTGTAAGCGGATCAGATTTGGTGGAATAGAATATATAGTTCCTAAATATTAATGAATTTAAAAGATATGGATATAATATTGTAATACTATTGGTTAAGAGAGAAAATAATTCAAGTTTTAATGAATAAATAATATTGTAATTATGATAGAATTAAAGGCTAGACCTTTTTACATTTAAACACTAGGACGTAATTATGATGCAATATAGCAATATTATATAATAACTATAATATTTTGATATATTTTTTACCACTTTAACTACGCTCCTTAATACACTGAACATGAACGAAATAATAGGCAATAAATTAAAGAAGATTTTAAAGAGAGAAGGTATTAACGCAAAGGAATTTGGAAAAATGATAGGAAAATCAGAACAACGCATATATCAATACTATAATGCTACAAAATTTGACTCTGATCAAATTATAGAATTCTCTAATATATTTAAAGTACCTATTGCATATTGGTTTGATGATGAAGGTTACCGACTCAATCAATCAGTCGTTGGCGATGGGAGTGCAGCCTCTATATATGGTAATGCTACCGTTGGAGTTATAGCAGACAAAGATAAAGAAATAGAGCATCTGAAACAGTTACTCAAAGAAAAAGAGAGGCTAATTCAAGTATTAATGAATAAATAATATTGTAGTTATGATAGAATTAAAGGCTAGACCTTTTTACGCCTAAATACTGGGACGTAATCGGGACAGAAGTATGAAAAAAGAGAGATTATCCATATTATTAATCAGCCTATTAGTGGAAGCAAAATGTGTCAATAGCTCGCCTCATTCCGACACTGTAAAGGATAAGCCGCTAATAATTAGTGGCTTTCTGTTTTTTTAGAGATAAAGCCAGAACAAATACGGGTACCCTATTTTATGGGTCAAATTCTATTCTCGGATTATAATGCTAACATCCTACCAGCCGAATATTTTTTGTGAAAGTATATAGGGAGGTAAGAGTTTTTCGTTATCTTTGCTCCCTACATGATAAAACTGATTTTATTTTCCTGTTAACCATTAGGATCATAAGATATACCTTCTTGATGATTTCTTTAAGTAAAAAATGAGAATTAATGAATATGAGAAATTTGTTTTTGACTTTAGCTTTCGGTCTATGTTCCGGCGTATTCGCCCAAAATACGACTGTTTTTGAATCTCCTATTATGGGGTGGAGCTCATGGAATACCTATCGGGTTCATATCAATGACACCTTAATAATAAGGCAAGCAGATGCTATGGTGCAAAAAGGACTGAAAGAAGTAGGCTATTCCTATGTGAATGTAGATGACGGTTTTTTTGGATGGCGGGATGAAAAAGGAGTGATGCAAACACATTCCGAGCGTTTCCCGAATGGATTGAAGGGAGTGGCGGATCATATTCATTCTTTAGGATTGAAAGCCGGCATTTATTCGGATGCGGGAAGCAATACTTGCGGTTCCATCTGGGATAAAGATATGAACGGCATAGGTTCCGGTTTGTACGGACATGAATTTCAGGATGCCACGTTGTATTTTAAAGAGTGGAGATTTGATTTTATCAAGATTGATTATTGCGGAGCCGGTCAGGAATTGAATCTGGAAGAAGAAAAACGATATACCGAAATACGCCAGGCTATAGATAATCTGGGTTGCGGACATGTTTCTATTAATATCTGTCGATGGGCTTTCCCGGGTACTTGGGCTAGAAACCTTGCTCGTTCATGGCGAATCAGTGCGGATATCCGCCCGGAGTGGGGATCAGTAAAATATATCATCGATAAAAATCTTTATCTGTCTGCCTATGCGGGAGAAGGTCATTATAATGATATGGATATGTTGGAGATAGGTCGAGGGCTAAAACCTGAAGAGGAAGAGGTACATTTTGGAATGTGGTGTATCATGAGTTCACCTTTGTTGATAGGATGTGATCTGACAACCATTCCGGAAACGTCATTAAAACTGTTGAAAAATAAAGAACTGATAGCTTTGAACCAAGACCCTTTAGGATTGCAGGCATACGTAGTTCAGCATGAAAATGAAGGGTATGTGTTGGTGAAGGATATAGAACGAAAGCGTGGTAACGTACGTGCGGTTGCTTTATACAATCCTTCGGATACGATTTGTAGCTTTACAGTTCCGATGAATATTTTGGAATTAGGAGGAAAGGTTAAGGCACGCGATCTGGTGAAACAGCAGGATTTACCGGAGATAAAAGGGGGTGTTCTGAATCGAGAATTACCTCCCCATAGTGTGCTGATTTTACGTATGGAGTCCGAGAAGAGATTGGAAGCGACTGTTTATGAAGCGGAATGGGCTTATCTGCCTTGTTTCAATGATTTGGGAAAGACTCCGAAAAGCATCGTATATGCTCCGTTACATGAAGCATCCGGAGGCATGAAGGTAAGTTATCTGGGAGGGCGGAAAGAGAATTTTGCAGAATGGAAAGAGGTGTACAGCGAGCAGGGCGGTGAATATGAAATGACTATCCGCTATGTGCCTAAAGCAGACCGTAAGCTGGAAGTCTGTGTGAATAACGAAAAAAGGATTCTTCTTGATTCGCTGTCGGCGGATGAGACTCAAAAGATAGCTTCGATTACTGTTCCGGTGCATTTGAAAGCAGGGAATAATAAGATACGTATGGGAAGCTCATTTTGCTGGGCTCCAGATATAGACTGTTTTACTTTGAAAAAAGTAAGTGAGTAG